CGAAGGAGGTTAGCGAGTGAAATCACTGGCTGACGGCAAGAAGAAAATCACCCTGCTGACCACCAAGCCCGCCAACGAGGAATCCCCCACCGCGCTGGAGCTCAACGCGGGCGAGGACGTGTCTTGCAACGTGCTCGACTCGGACTTCAACTGGACCAACACGGACAGCGCCACCTTCGACGAGAAGCCCGCCTGCGCCAAGGGTCAGGTGCTCGCCCTCGGGGCCAGCAACTACGACCTGGCAGCCACCTTCATCCGGGAATACCTGGAGACCGGTGGCGTCGTTGGCGCGGCCGACATCGCCGGCCTCGACGCCGGGTACCAGGCCGTCAAGACCAAGGGTTCCGTCGTGTGGATTTACGTCCGCGAAACGGCCAAGGACTCCGACGAGGACTGGGCTGCCGCCGACGAGATCTACCTTGGCGGCAAGGTCCAGTCCGACGCCCCGGCCCGTGTGAACAACGACGGCAACATCAAGCGCCGTGTCAAGTTCCTGCCGCAGCGGATGTTCGAGGACATCGCCGTCGCGGCCTAACAAAGCTGCCGGCCGGGTGGTTTTCCAAGGTTCCACCCGGCCGGCGTTCCACCCCCAATACCTTGCCCCCACACGTTCAAAGACCTTGGAGGTCCCCATGACTGAGCAGAACCCCGCCACATTCAACGTTGAAGACTGGCTCACTGACGCCGCGCTCCCGCAGGAGTCGGCCACCGTATACAAGCGGCCTGACGTCGTCGCAGAACTAACCGACCTGAAGCGCCGCATTGAACTGGCCGAGCGCGTCAACGACGCGGAAGCCACGGCCGGCGCCAAGCGCCCAGCCACCCTGATTCGCCAGTACGAGCAGCTCCTCCGGACGTTCTCCGGCTCCGCTCTCACCGTCTACGTCCGGGCACTCACCGGGGACGAGCTGAGGGCGCGACGGGCCGCCAGCGAGGAGCGCACCAAGGACTTGCCCACGCAGGATGCCAACATCGAGTTCGGTTTCGACCTGCTGGCCGCCGCCATCGTCGCGGTCAAGCCCGCGGGCGCCAAGGAATCCACCCCTGCCAGCCTCACCACGGCCCAGGTCAAGGCCCTGAAGGACGGTATCGGGGAAACCCAGATGCAGCTCATCCTCGCGGCACGCCAGCAGGCGCAGAACGGGCTGCCCACCGTGGACGCTGATTTTTTGCACAAGCCCTCTGGCACGGAAGCTGGCCAGGAGTAGTCCAAGTCCTCAAAACAGCCCGGGCGGCGGGCAAGCCTCCCATGCATTGGTTCAGCAGCCGCCGCGGCGACTGGACCGACAAGGACTACGTCCTGTCGCTGGCGCTGACCATCTACGAGGACGGCCTCTGCGGCTGCGGCCAGCCCATGGCCGTGGCGCACCACCCGGACAACGACGGCTGGTACGACGCCAAGAAGACCCAGTGCCACTCCTGCGCCAAACGGGAACAGGCCAACTCCGGCAAGCAGGACCCGCCGCCCGGGGAGAAGGTCTACACGATCTACACCCGGCCCGCGGACAAGCCCCTACCGTCTCGCTGAGCCGCGCACCATGACAACAACTCCGGTCGCGGCCAGCAGGACGGCGGGCAAGAGCACCGAAATGCCAAACCCTAGCCGCAGCACCATGCAGGCCACGAACAAAGCCGCAGCGGCGGCCGTCGCAATAACCATCGTCCTTGGCCGTCTCGTGCCCCGCCCAGTGTCATTCATGCGCTGAGTCTAACTACATTCCGGAGGCCGCCATGTCCACGCGCTCAGTGATCGTTCGTCTTGAGGCTGAGGTCAGCAGGTTCGTTCTCGGTATGGGCAAAGCAGCGAAGGCAACCGAGGACGCTAAGAAAGCCCAAGAAGAGCTCGGCAAAACAGCGGATGAGACCGCAAAGAAATCGAGCCAGGCTTCCGAACAGGCGGCCAAGGAACTTGCCAAGCTGGCCGCCGCCCACCAGGAGGCGGCCAAGGCGGCTGGGCTCCAGTACAACGCCGCTGGCCAGCTGGTCGACGGCAACGGCCGGATCCTTTCGTCCTCCCAGGCCACGGCCCACGGGCTGGACACCTTCAGCGAAGCCGTTTACAAGACCGGGTTCGAAGCGGAGCAGGCCGCCGAGTCCCAGCGGAAGGCGGCGGAGACGGCGCGGGCCGCCGGGACCCAGATGCTGGGCTTCGGAGCCCTCACAGTGGCCGGGCTGGGCGCCAGCGCCAAGGCCGCCATGGACTGGGAATCCGCTTGGGCCGGTGTCACGAAGACTGTCAACGGCACGCCCGCAGAAATGGACCAGCTGGAGGTGTCCCTCCGCGGGCTCGCCAAAACCCTCCCCCTGACCCACACTGAGATCGCCGGGGTGGCCGAGGCGGCTGGCCAGCTTGGTGTCGCACGGCAGGACATCGCCGGATTCACCAAGACCATGGTCGACCTCGGTGTCTCGACAAACCTCACAGCCGACGATGCGGCCACCCAGATCGCCCAGATCAGCAACGTCATGGGCACCATGGCCCGGGAGGGGTCCCTCGGCGTCTCCCGGTTCGGCGCAACACTCGTGGCACTCGGTAACGACGGAGCTTCGACCGAGTCCGAAATCCTCGCCATGGCCCAGCGAATCGCAGGTGCTGCCGCAACCGTGGGGGCCAGCGAGACCGACGTGCTGGCCCTGTCCAACACGCTCGCCTCGATGGGCGTCAAGGCCGAACTCGGCGGCGGCGTCACCACCCGCGTGCTGCTCAAAATGTACGAAGCCGTCCAAGAAGGCGGCGACCACCTCGACGCCTTCGCCAAAACCGCGGGCACCAGCAGCGCCGAATTCGCCAAGGCCTTCGGTGACTCCCCCGTCGCAGCCATGGACAAGGTCAACAAAGGCCTCGCCCGGGTGAAGGCCGAGGGCGGCAACGTCGTCCAGGCCATGAAGGACATGGGCATCAAGGGCACCGAGGAATACCAGGTCATGCTGGCCCTCGCCTCCTCGGGCGACCTGCTGTCCGACTCGCTGGCACTTGGTTCGAAGGCGTGGAAGGAAAACGTCGCCCTAGTCAACGAGGCGTCCAAGCGCTACGAGACGACAGAGTCCAAGGTCAAGATCGCCTGGAACAACATCAAGGACGCAGCGATCGACGCCGGGGCCGCCCTCCTGCCCGTCATTCAGGGCGTTGCGGAGTCAGTGTCCGGGCTGGCCCAGACCTTCGGTTCCCTCCCGGAGCCCGTCAAGGGCGCTGTTGTCATGCTCGCTGGGGTAACCGGCGGGGCCGCGCTGCTGGCCGGCGGCCTCCTGACCGTCCTGCCCAAGATCGCGGACACGCGGACAGCCTTCAAGGATCTGACAGCGTCAGGTTCGAAGGCGCCTGGGGTGTTGCTTGGCATCGGCAAGGCGGCAGGTGTCGCCGCAGCAGCTTACGCGGCAGTGACCACCGCCGCGGCACTGGCGGCAGCCGCCACCGAAGGCAGCCGCGGGAAGACCAGTGTCGAAGACTTCAACAACGCCCTCGTCGGTGTATCCACCAACGGAGACAAGGCGAAGACCTCGCTAGACGCCGCGTTCAAAGGCGTGCTGAAGCCGGATCTGATGAGCGGCGGCACCACGGCCGTGAACAGCTTTGGGGACGCCCTTGACCGGGTGTTCAATGGGTCCTGGCAGGACAAGGCGACCGACTTCACCGGTACCCTGTTCGGGCAGAACGCGACTACGGGAATCAACACCGCCAAGGACGCGATCGGCAACTATGACAAGTCGCTGGCGTCCATGGCGACCTCGGGCAACCTGCAGGACGCCGCGGCAGGCTTCACCCTCGCCTCAGAGGAAGCGAAAAAGCACGGCACCTCGGTGGAGCAGCTGATCGAGCTGTTCCCGGAATACAAGGCCGCCATCCTCGCCAACAAGACCGCCAACGGGGAGACCCAGGTCTCGCAGGAAGCCCTAACCACGGCGATGCTCAAGGCCGACCCGGCATCTAAGGATGCGGCCAAGGGCGCGGACATCCTGAAGGACTCCATCGACGGCACGGGGGTGGCGCTCGGCGGTGTGATCGCTGACATGGACAAGTTCCTCGAGCAGTTGTTCGCCACCGGGCAGATCACCATGTCCGCTCGGGACGCGGAGGCAGCCTACAACGAGGCGCTCCGGGGCGTTCCGGAGGTCATGAAGAAGATCGCCGACTCCAAGGGGGCGATGGGCCGGACCCTCAACGACACTGCCACCGACTTCGACCTCACGACTGAGGCTGGTGCTGCCGCCAACGCCGCCTTGCAGGACATCGCCCGCAAGGGCATGGCCGAGGTCACGGCACAGGCCAAGGAGGGGATGGGGCAACCGGAGCTCCAGAAGACCCTGAGCGACAGTTACGAGGACATCAAGAAGAACGCCGACATCATGGGCATCCATGGTCAGGCAGCCGATGACCTCGCCAAGAAGATCCTGGGCGTGCCTCCAAACGTGGACGTCAAGACATGGATTGAGCAGACTGCAGCCGCCCAGGCGGACGCGCTCAAGAAGAAGCTTGACGGGCTGGACGGCCGGCAGATTCACATGGCCACATACCTGACGACGTTTGAGCGCCGCGTGGGCTTGCCGTCCCAGTTCTCGGACGGATCCGCTGGTCAGGGCGCCGGGGTTTACGCTCCGGGCTTTGTGCCGCCGGCCAACCCGCTAACCCCTAAGAAGGCGGGCGGCGGCGACTTGGATGTGGCCCCGGGGCCGAAGGGTGTCGACAGCCAGTTGTTCATCGGCGCCAAGGGCGAGCACGTCCTCACCGCTGGCGAGGTGGACGCGATGGGCGGCCAGCAGGCCGTCTACCGGTTCCGCGCCCAGGTACGGTCCGGCAACGTCCGCGGCTACGCCGGCGGCGGCGGCATCGGGGCTATCGGCTCCGTGGCGTCCAGCAGGTCACTGCAGGGAGGCGCCGGACGGGGCATCCATGTGGATCTCTCCGGCGCGCAGTTCACCGCACTGGACCCTGTGCAGCTCCGGCGGGACATCACCGACGACATCACTTACGAACTGAACTCCAAGGGGGGTATGCGCATTGTCTGAGCAGATCATCTGGGCCGGGCGCACCATCCACGGCTCGGATCAGTTCGGTGAGTGGGTCAACACGGACAGTACCGGCTGGGATGACTCGCCGGAGGTGAAGGGCGACACGGAGGACGTGCCCAACGCCGACGGTGAGCTGGACCTGCCGGTCTACAACGGGGCCCGGCTGATCACCTTCGGCGGCTTCCTTCACGCCAAGTCCCACCACCAGCGGCACGAGGCGCAGCACTGGTTCAACGGCGCGATGAGCGGGGTCCTGCAGGTGATGGGCCACGGCCCGACCCTGTGGGCCCCCGCCAAGCGCAACGGGGCAACCCGGTTCGAGGCCCTCACGGACACCCTGGCGCAGTACCAGGTCAAGCTGAAGTGCGTGGACCCGCGCAAGTTCGGCGACAGCGTCACCTACTCCGTTGCGGTCGGGGCTCCTATCACGGTGGGGCATCGCGGCAACTACGCGGCCATGCCCAAGTTCATCATCCGGGGAGACATGCCGGGCGGCTACACCATCACAGTCAACGACTGGAACTACACCGTGACGAAGGCCCTGCAGACCGGCAAGCCCCACCGCCTGGACTACGACGACGGCCTGCTGTACGTCAACGGCACCCTGACGGACAACTCGTTCGGCAACACCAACACCACCTTCATCCCTTCCGGGCCGGACGGGGTCGGCGTGGGGCTCTATCCCGTCACGACTGGTAGCGGATCTGCCGACATGACCGTCATCGACACCTACATCTAAAAGGAGGCGCCGCATGGGCTACCGGGTATTCTCGGTCTCGACCGCCAACTGGCAGTCCAAGGCGCAAATGTTCCCGTCCAAGGCACCTTGGGCGCGGGCCTTCAACACCGGCCGCGGTGGCACCATGGAGTTCCGGGTCAACGACCCCAAGGTCTCGAAGACCGCGACCCCGACGTACTTGGCGCCGTGGAAGCGGCTGTTGGTGATCGAGGACTACGGCCAGATCGTTTACGCAGGGTTCATCACCGGCGAGCTGTACGACCACGACAAGGGCATCGTTACCGTCACGCACGAGGACCTGTGGACGTTGCTGAAGAAACGCCTCATGGCGTCTCTGGTGTCCAGCGGGATGGCCACCACCGCCCTGATCTACACCGGCGTGACACAGACGGACATAGCGTGGAAGGCCATCTACGAGGGCCAGAACGACGCCGTCAGATTCAACCTGCCGATCGCCCTGCCATCCAGCACCACCCCCGGCAGTGTCAACAAAACGTTCAACGGGTACGAGGTCCCAACAGTGGCGGACGTGGTAGAGGACGCCATGAACACCGAGTTCGGCCCGGACGTGGACCTCTTGGCGCGCTGGCGGGACGACACCAGCATCGAGTGGTACTTCCGGGCAGGCAGCAACCTGAACGACAAGACATGGAACTTCATGCTGGACCTGCCCAAGTCACGGGCTTCGGGGCTCAAGCGAAACGTTGACGGCAAGGACATGGCCAACCGGATGGTCGGCGTCGGTGAGGGCTCCGAGGCCAAGCAGAAGATGGCCGTGGTGGACAACAGCGCCACCAGCGACTTCC